AGTTTTCAAACTAGATAACTCTGGTGGGTCATTAACTGACATTTCAGCTTATGTGAACAATGTTGACTTTCCAGAGACAGCTGATGTGGCTGAGTCAAGCGTACTCGGTTCATCCAGTAAGCAGTACCTAGTTGGATTGAAGGATTCAACTTTGGGATTGACAGGTTTTTTTGACGCTACTGCCGATGCAATATTCGGAGCAGTATTAGGTCAAAGTGCCACTCTTTCATTTGAATATAGCCCAGAAGGAACAGGTTCTGGTAAAGTCAAATACACTGGCGAATGCATACTTACAAACTATGCACTTAGTTCTCCAGTAGGAGATGTTGTTGCTTATAGTGCAGACTTACAAGTTTCTGGTGCAGTTACTCGTGGAACACACTAAGCTAAATAATTAAATAATTTGAGAGGAGATACATGAAACGATTATCTGCTGATGATATTACGAACCTTCCTTCAGTTCCAGAAGAAGAACTTGAACTAGAAGAATGGGGATTCTCTATATTGATTAGAGGCATTAATAAAGGCATGCAAGTTAAGTTAGGTAAACTACTTAATGAAGATGGTGCTGATGCTTTTGATTACCAAAGAGAACTACTAAAGGTTTGTATTATCGAACCAGCATTAGATGATGAGCTTATCGACAAACTTTATGAAAAAGATTCTAAAGTTATTGATAAGATATTTTTAAAAATCAATGAATTAAATGGTCTTGGGGGTACTGCGGAAGCAGAACAGTTTTGAAACTGACTTAGACTTAACATTCAGATTTAAATTAGCTAGAGAACTTGGCATGACTGTTGGCGAGCTGATGACTACAATGAGCTCAATGGAATACAATCAATGGATTGCATTTTATAAATGGGAAACAGGAGAACTTAATAAGGCAAGAGCTTTAGCAGAAGCTGAAGCCAAAAAGAATAGACAAAGATAATGGCAATAGCAGACATAGCAATTCAAATAGTTACTAAGGGTGCAGAGCTCGCTAAAAGACAATTAAACGGTCTTAGTGGTTCGGCAGACAAATCTAGTAAAGGAATGGGCAGACTTGCCACAGCTGGTAAGTTAGCTGGTATTGCTGTTGGCGTTGCCTTAGTAAAAGGTCTATCTAAAGCTACTCAAGAATTCATAGCATTCAATGATAAGATGGTTCAATCTCTTGCCATCATGGATACAACGGTTGAGCAACAAAAGGCAATGGAAGCTCAAGCACTTGCAGTCTCAAGAGAGACAAGGATAGGTGCAGAACAATCCGCAGAAGCATTCTTCTTCTTAGCATCTGCTGGTTTAAATGCTGAACAGTCTATATCAGCTCTTCCACAAGTAGCAAAGTTTGCTCAAGCTGGTATGTTCGATATGGCTACAGCAACAGACTTAGCAACAGATGCTCAGTCAGCTCTCGGACTAACAGTTAGTGGAGCACAACAAAACTTAGAAAACCTAACAAGAGTTACAGACGTATTAGTAAAAGCTAACACGTTAGCTAACGCATCCGTGCAACAGTTCTCTGAAGCATTAACTAACAAAGCTGGTTCTGCCTTAAAGGTAACTGGCAAATCTATTGAAGAAGGTGTTGCAGTCTTATCAGCATTTGCAGATAGAGGTGTTAAAGGTGCTGAAGCAGGAGAGAAGTTAAACCAGTTACTTAGAGATATACCAAGAGCAACTGCTAAGAACACTTCTGAGTTTGAAAAACTTGGGCTACAGATGTTCGACAATGAAGGCAAACTTAAGAATGTAGCTGATTTAGTAGAAAACTTAGATTCCGTATTAGCTCCAATGTCAGATGAATTAAAAGCATCTACATTAGACCAACTGGGATTAAATCGTGGTGTAGCTGACGCAGTTAAGATATTAAGTGGTGCTTCTGACCAGATTAGAGATTATGAATCTGCACTTAGTGATTCTGGTGGCACAACAGCTGAAGTAGCAGATAAACAGATGGGCTCTTTGAAAGCTCAGATAGATTTAATGAATAATGCATTCTCAGAGCTTGGAATACTTATTGGAGATACAATAGCTCCAGCTTTAAGTGCAGTGGTTGGATTCATAACAAAAATAATTACAAAGACAAATGATTTTATAACTGTTCAAAAAGCACAAGATGACGCAATCGTGGAGAGCTCTGGGTACATATCTACTTATGGTAACTTAGTTGACACAACTGCTAAATCCTATGCACCATACTCTCAAGCAGTTCATGAAGCAAGAGAAGAGACTAAAGACTTCTCATCTGCTACTGATGATGCAATCAATGCAACTAGAGGTCAAGAAAGAGCATTTAGAAATGTTGGTTCTAGCTATATGGATGTAACAGATTTGGCTATTGCTAAAGCTCAAGCTAGTAGAGAAGAAGCAGAAGCAGATACAGAGTCAACTCAAGCAATAATAGAAAAAGCCGAAGCAATGAAAGCAGAGTTTTTACCTACCCTTCAAGATGTTTTATCCGCACAACAAAAATTAAAAGATATAGAAGAAAGAGTAGCTGATGCAGAGAAAGATAGGGATGATGCATCTAAGAGCGTTACTGAAGCTCAAAAGGATTTAGAAAAAGCAACACAAAATGTTATAAGTGCAGAAGATGCACTAATGCAAGCTAAAAAAGAAGCTGAGATAGTTACTAAAGAAGAAGAGCTTGCAATACTACAACAAACACAAAGAGTTGAAGAATTAGAAAATGCTGAAGAGAAGAATAGAGAGCAGGAATTAAAACTAGCTATTGCAAAACAAAAACTCACTGAACTTATTGAAGCATCAACTGGAGCTACAAGAGAACAGGAATCTGCTGAAAGAGATTTACTTAGAGCACAAGAAGAAGAAGAGAGAGCTCTTAATAATTTAACAAAAGCACAAGAAAAATTAATTGAGGCACAAAAAGAATTAAATGATGTAACTGCAAAGACACCAGAGAACTTACTAGAAATAGCTATAGCTAAGAAAGCCCTAGATGATGCATTGAAAAACTTGGATGCTTTAGGAATGTTTGAAAATGCTCTAGGTGGTCTTGTCGAATCTACTGGAATGAAGTTACAAGATTTAATTAATATGGCTAATGCAATTAAAAGCGGTGGTAATATACCAGCATCATCTGGCGGTGGTGGTGGTTCTATCCAAACAGATACAAGTGGAGAAGTAACTCCAGATATTGTTGACCCAACTACTCCTAGCGGTGGTGGTGGGAGAAACGTGCCGTCAGTAATAGAATCTGGCAGAGCTCAAGTAATCATAAATAACAATGTAAAAGTTGAAGGTAAGAGTGCTGACCAACAAGCTCTTGATATAGCAGAAGCTACTAGGAGAGCTCTAAGGAATGGAATTAGGGTAATAAACTAATGTCAGCAACTTTTGATTCTAATGTATCAATAACAGTTGAAGTTGCTTTTGATTCAGAACCTTTTGCAACTAGCCAGTCTTTTAGTGATATAAGTCAATATGTAAGATACTTTGATATCAGTCGTGGTCGCTCTAATGAAATGGGAGAGTTCAGAGCTGGTACTATATCTTTTTCTGTATCAAATCAAGATAATAGATTTAATCCAAGTCAGACAACATATTTTTATGATACTGCGAATGGAAGAAGTAAGATACAGCCACTTAAGCAAGTTAAGGTATCTGCTACTTATGATGGAACTACTTACGTTATTTTCAGAGGATTTTTGGATTCTGTACCAGTTAAATTTCTAGCTGAAGGTGCAGACTCTATAGTTACCTTTACGGCTATTGATGCATTTAGGTTATTCCAAAACCAGACACTGCAATCAGTTGGTTGGAGATTAGGACGTGCTGGATTCTCAGAATTAGGTCAAACAACGAAGCTAGGTTATGTAGATACACAAGAACTAAGCTCATCAAGAGTTTCAAGGATATTAGATTCTATTGGCTTTCCATCGGCATTAAGAGATATCAATACAGGAACAAAGCAAGTTATTCAACAGCCAATAACAACTAACGTACTATCAGCTCTCAGAGAGTGTGAGGTAGCAGAGAACGGACAGTTCTTTATCAGCAGAGAAGGTAAAGCTACTTTTAGAAACAGAGCTTATAAGTTTACAAATACATTATCTAATACATCACAAGCAACATTTAGTAACAGTGGTTCAGATTTACCTTTTGTAGATGTTGGATTATCTTTTGATGACAATGAAGCTATAAACTCTTACTCTTGGACTAGAAGCGGTGGTACAACTCAATATATTGCTGACTCTGATTCTATCCAAAGATTTACGGCATTGGGTTCATCAGTAACAACTATCAATATTAATGATTCCGATGTTACCGGTATAATTCAACAGAAGTTATCTGAGACTGCTATTCCAATCATACGTTTAGATTCTTTGCAAATAAACCCAAGACAGAATACAAGTATTTGGCAACATGCTCTGGGAAGAGAGCTTGGAGATAGAATAACTGTTAACATTACTAATACTGACGGAAGTACCTTCTCAGATGAATTATTTATAGAATCTGTAAGACATTCTGTAAATGCTTCATCACAAACATGGAGTTGGACTTTGACATTAAGCCCAGCAAGTTCTGCTTCTTGGGTATTAGGTCAAGCTCTTCTCGGAGTTGGTACTAGATTTGCTTATGGATAATGCTAAGATGAAAGAGATATTAAGGAGATTTATATATGCCAAGCGGTTTTAAGGTATGGACAACAGGAGAGCTAGTAGACGCTACTAACTTCAATAATTACATTCAAGAACAAGTCATTGCTGTATTTGCTAATTCAACAGCAAGAGATTCAGCTATCAGTTCTCCAGAAGACGGGCAGTTCTGTTTTCTTTTGGATTCAAATACTTTACAATTTTACGACTCAGGGTGGTCATCATTTATTGGCGATGGAGATATAACTGGAGTAACAATAACAACAGCTGGTACTTCTGGGCTCTCTGGTGGAGCTACAGCAACCTCTGGAGCGTTTAGCTCAACATTAGCTATTGCTCCAAACTCAGCAACTTCTGCTACA